AGCTACTCTATCATTTGGGTAAGTATGGAAAGTAACTGTGCAACAACCCTTTATATTTCCAAAATCATCTAAAGCTACAATTAACTGCCATTGACCATTAGTCAAATAAACCTTAACTTGGTCTAGCGTATAGTCTCCATCAGCGTACTCTAAAGCACTACCAATGAAGTCATTTACTAGACTCCAAGTCTGTGAAACGAAGTTTTTATTGACTATTTTTAGAATAATCCACCACCCAATAAACCACCTAATGCAGCACCACCTAATCCATAGCCTGATACATTGCCTAAGCTAAATGGTGTGCCACCTAGGAATGAACCTAAAGCCTGACCACCTAAGTAACCTACACCTGCACCAGCTAGACGATTAATCATCTGATTCTGTGGCATGGTCTGTGTCTGTGTTCCAAAAGAACCCATTGGGCTACCATAAACAGATGACAGATAGCCTGACAACTGCTGATAAGGTAATTGCTGTTGGAACTGGAATCTTTGCATCTGCTCTTGTAGTGGCAATGCAGCAATCTGCTCTCTAGCAGCGCCAACCTGTGCTAATTGCTGAGAAGGTAGGAACTGTTGAGAGTAAATAGAAGGTGCAGCAGAAGCTAACTGAGCTAAACCTAATTGGGCTTGTTGTTGTAAGCCACGCTCTTGTTGGAATTGCTGACCTGCGATATTAGAAGTAATGTCACCCAATGCACGAGTCTGAGCTTCTGTAGCTTGTCCTAATGCTCGTTCCATAGCGCCTGAGCCATAACGACCTGCACGAGAGAACATACTAGAAATGCTAGGCAAAACTTGATTAGCAAACTGTTGCTCTAATGGGCGAGTAGCAGCTTGCATCATCTGTGCTTGATAAGGATTCGCACCTAAGAAAGCGCCTGATGCAGTCTGACCAATGCCACCTAAAGACTGTAAATAAGCCTGTTGAGCTTGCTGAAGTGCAGGGTTAGCTTGTGTTGCTAATTGCTCTTGCTGTTGCAAAGCGCTTAAAGTCTGCTCAGAAGGGCTTACATAAGTCTGTCCTTCAAAGAATCTAGGTTGCTCACCTGTAAGGAATAGACTTCTAGCTCTCTGTAGACCTTCTGTTAGGAAGGGTCTAAGCGCTGGGTCAATAGACGATGTGGTTACTGTTTCTGCCATGATTTATCCTATTACGACATACTTAAATGTTTTCCCTGAAATACTGTTAGCAGGGTGGCTAATTGTTGCACTTCCGTTAGTTACTGCACTAATGTAAGGCTCTGTAAAAATATCTGCTGTATAGCCATTTGATGACAAATAGCTCATTGTTGCTATAACGCTTGGTGTAGATGGTCTAGTAGGGCTAGTTTGAGTAGGTATTTGCTCAATAGTTACTGATGTGCTACTCGTAGCCCACATTATCTCTACATAGTCATTTTTTGCTAATGCTACAAAAAAGTTCATAGCAGCAATTAAATGACCATTGACTCCACCATGACTATTTGGCACAGAAAACCTACTATTAGAACCTGTAATATCAGTTCCATTTTTTCTAAACCAAATATCTATATCTTGAATCTGAGTATCTGAATTAGCAAACTGTATAGAAAACTGTAGATTGTATAAACCTGAATAAGCTACATTTAATCTACTATTGTTACTAAGTGTTACACCTTCAGAATAATCTGTTGTGTTGTATTTAACAGCATAAGCAGTTGTTGTATTTGCTGCTGATTGGTCTGTTGTGTCCTGAAATGCGCCATACGGAAAGTAACTACTTGCAGACACATCATCAAATGCCATCAACAAAATCACAGAATCTATACCTATACGAGCATCTGTAATCGTAGTGCTTGTAGCACCACCTGTAGCCAATGTCACAGAGCCAGTATTATTGGTCTTACCATTCATAATGCCATTGACAACCTCAGCAACTCCACGAGGGTCTGCACCGAATGGTGGTAAAACACGAAACATTAGCGACCACCCATAGGCACGAGTTCTACATCAGCACCGATAATTGAATTCCAATTATCGCCTGTAGGGGTAAACTGCAATGAGTGGTATCTTCCCATGCTTCTCAATGAAACCCTATTTTCTGAATTTGCTGCGGTTGATGACCCAAAAATAATCTGAGTCGTAAGCAAGTCCCTAGAAAACACAGCTACATTACAAGAACCATTATCAACAATAGGCTGAACAAGAGTAACTGCTGACTTACGATTTTCAAGAGACAATTCTCCTGTCTGAATTGTAGCAGTAGAATTCTGTCCTGTAAATGTAACAATTTTATTTCCTCTGACCCCTGCAAATAGCAGTTTTCCACCTAGCCAAATGCGAGAGTCAAAGCTAGTTCCTAGGGCATCAATAGAAGCAGAAATAGCATCTAAACCCTCTAAAGTTGTAGAAGGGCTAGAAGCTGAAGCTACCTTAGTTACATTGGTAGTGCCACTAGACCATCTCTTAGTTTGGAAGTTATAAATCAATAACTTATTGACATTTCCACCTTGCCCTTTAGACGCATAAGCCCAAATAACTAGGTTTTTAATAGGGTCGATAGCAGCAGACATATTGAACAGGTATTCTTCGTCTACATCCTTAAAGAAGTAGCGGTCTACCTTTTCGCCACCGATTGACACTACAGTCTGTCCATCACAGGCATAGAAACCATCGTCTGCTAGGAAGAAAGTCGTACCCTGATACTGGATAACTGAATTAGCTTCGTAGCAACCTAGATTTCTTGAGATATTGTCAAACTGGAATACCAATGGGCTACCGACATAAGTCATGCGATAGATTGACCTATCCATCAAAATTAGACCAAATTCACCACCTGTAACACCTACGATAGAGCCACCATCAGGAATCTCTTGGAAGTCAGCCTGTGTCGTAGCACTAGGAGTCCAAGATGTCTCATTGTTAATGCCTGACCATTGGACTCTAAATGGGTAAGCAGTACCGATATGTCCTGAAACCACAAAGTCTCGAACTACTGTGACATACCGAGCAGTAGGCGCATCAGCAGCTAAATCTGCAAAAGCAGTCGAAGTTCCTAGTAGCCAACCCTGTAATTTGTCATATCCGTTAGCAGCAATAATTCTGTTGCCAAACTGTGTAAAGCGCCATCTTTGGTCTACAGGAGTAGCGTAAGTAGTGCCTGATACATCATCTAGAGTCATATCAGTAGAGTCTAGCTTGTATAGATTAGTCTGACTTCCTGCGAATACTGTAGTGCTTCCATCAGGGTTTTTACCAGCCACCACATTGTTTAGTGGCTCAGAAGCATTTTGTGAGTAATCGACTGCCAAAGGAATACCACCATAGCCAATAGCTCTAGAGTAAACATTATTAGCTGCCATTAATGCACCTGTGACCGACGGTTGGTCAGGTAGCCATTCTCCGAAAGTTATTCTTTGGTTTGCCATTTAATTATTCACCCATGAATTATTGTTGCTAGGAACTTGATTCCATGTCCCTGTGCTTGCTGCTATCTGTGTCCAAGAATCGTTACTAGCTGGTATTTCTGTCCAGTTAGGATTCTCAGGTGTTACATCTGCCCAAGACTCTGTTTCAGGTGTTTCAGGAGTCCAGTTGTCTCCAATGATATTGCCTAAACAAGTAATAGTGCCTGTACATACAATTGCGCTAGATGCTGAGAATACTGCATTTGCTGTGCAAGATACTGTTGCGATTGCGCTAATATCTGCTGTACCCGAATATTCGACTCCACCAAGCGCTGTAACTGTGCATAATCCATTAACATTTCCACTTCCTGTCCTGATTCTTACTGAATCTGCTGTAACTGTTGCAGAAGATGTAATTGACCCTGAGCCTGATAATACCCTAGCACCATTGGCTGTAACTGTTGCAAACCCTGTAATAGCACCTGCACCAAACAACTCTCTATAGGCTATTGCAGAAACAGTCGCTAAACCTGTTATAGAGCCACTAGATTCTCTTATTCTTATTCCGTTAGCCGATACAGTAGCATTGCTCGTAATCGAGCCTGTGCCACCAAATATAGCGTTTGCGTAGCCTTCAACCTGAGCGTTAGCAGTAATAGCACCTGAGAAGAATAGGATTCTTGTAGGTGTTGCAGTTACAGTCGCATTTCCTGTGATTGAGCCTGAAGCATTACGCTCTCTGTAGGCATCTGCAACAACACTTGCATTGGCTGTTACACTTGCTGGGTTGTAGAAATAAACAGTTAGACCATTCCAATATGGGCTATCTAAAGACAGGTTGATACTGTCAATAGAGCCAATAGCATCTATGGCTTCTAGTGTCCAGTTGCCTGTAACCCTATCTTCGTACCAATCTAGGTCTAGCGAATACTGTAAGTCATCTAGGCTACCAAATTGGTCTAACTGCTCTAGTGTTAATGGCATTAGGCAAGGGTAACGCTCAGGTTACCTGTTGCGATTTTAAAAATATCACCAGTCTGAATAACCTTAGAGTTATCCAAAGCTGTGTGATACAACAAATTACCGCTTGAACTTGCATCCAAGATACCGATATGGGTGATTGTTCCCCAATCGCCTGTAGCCTGTGGGAATTCAACTGCAGCAGAGTTTGTTGAAGCGCCATTAGAAGGTGCGCCAAAAGTTACTGCTACACGAGCATAAGAGCCACCTGATACCTCTGTGCCTGAACCTGCATCTGTAGGGTCAGAAGTAAACAGACCGACATAAACAGTAGAAGGGCTTGTATAAGCTGTGTTGCGGAGAGTTGCGTTAATTAGCGCATTTTCCAAATAATTTGACATTTCAGCCATGATTAATCCTTATTGAGTAGCTAATTTCATTGTTAATGGTACACCTGAATATTCTGAGTTTTCGTCAGAATCATTGATGTTAGTGACTGCTCTGTCGTACATAGAAGCCCAAAGCTGAACTCTTGCATCGTTAATCAGGTAAGGCTCGGCTTCCATCAAAGAGCCATAAAGTAAAGCATCAGGATAGTTAGCCAAAAATACATTCGATGTATTAGAACCACTTAGTAAAGCTGGCTTTGCATAGTAAAGAATCTCTAACACATACGCATCATCAGGAATAGGCGCAAACTCAAACTCTGTCTGCAATACTGTATAAAACACAGGTCTTCCCGACTCCTCTGCCCTAGCATTTCTTGTGAAATTGCTAGGAGACAGATAAGTCACAGGAATCCTAGGGTTGCCTTGGATATGTAAATCCCGTAATTCCATGAAGTCAGTTGGCACAGCTACACGATTATCGCCACCTGTCATGGTCGCAGTCGCAGACTTGAGCATCAAGCGAGTACGCAACTGTCGAGCTAGTCGAGTTTCAGCCAACTGGATAAAAGTAGGAATCTGACTGGTTAAGTCAGTTCTACCTAGATAGTTAGCTATCGTAGTCTGTAGTGCTGAATAGTTAGTAAAACTCATGATATGTCATGCCATCCGTAAGTGTATGAGCCAACATGACCTATCTCTTGTGATAAATCATGGTCTATAAATGTGTCAATTCCTACATCTTTAGCTTTGACACAGAAGTAAATATCTTCGCCTAATAGCTTGTTTTCAGGTAATAACTCAAAAAAGAACCAAGGTTTCTCTATCTTTTCTAGGGTTTCTCTGCTAATTAACATGACCCCACAGCCGATACCATCAGCCATCTGTAAACCTGTCTTATTCTTAGAGCTAATCTGTTTCCAATTACAAGTGCCATCAGAATCGATTATAAGGTGCTTGGCAGTCGCTTTTACTGGAACTGACCTAGTAGTAGCATTAACCCCAACAATGCCCTTATCGTGCGATATAAGCCTTTCTAGCGTATCTTTTGGAAAGCGCATATCTGCATCTATAAAAAGCACATAATCAGCACCTTCTTCTAGGGCTGATTCCACCATATTGTTTCTTTGGTCAAATATCAGAGTTCCCATAGATGTATACAGATTGACCTGTATTTCACCTTTTCGGGCTACATGATTGACCATCCGAGCTAAATCAAAAGCAGTTCCTACTTCCATCTGCCCTCTAGCAGGTATGCAAATAGCAACTGTTTTCAAACTTTTCCACCCCTAGTACGGAATACTTGATTAATCGGGTCGTTTAACCATCGCTTCATGGCTGGCTCGTCTACGATAAAGTAGCCACGCATGATGCCTTTACGATTCAAGTCTTCTATGATTTCAGGTGGTATGGTAGCAATCTTATTGCGTTCATCAAGTGGGTTATCTCCCCATCCTGTGCTACCACTTCTATTCTTATATTGAGCTTGTGTCTCAGCGATAAAGTCGCTAAGGTCTACTTTAGTCTCAATAATTAGTCCGCCATCGCCATCAGCGTAGGCTGTCTTATTGTTGCCGAGATTGCCTAATTTAGACAATTTCCTCTCCTTATAAGAAAAAGGGGTGAGTTTCCCCACCCCAATTCTACTTCAACAATTAGCTTGCTGACAAGTCGAAGATACCGCCATGAGCAGCTTCGTTCTTAACTTCCAAAGTCAATTCAGCCAAGATTTGTGTCTTCTCAGAGTCACCAGTCTTAGCCAATTCGTTAGTTTGGAATGGGCGCAAATATGCGAGTGCTGCATACTCAGGGTCGAGTACCAAAGCATCACGAGTACGCATAAAGCGGTTAGGAACAACTTGCAACACACCGAAGTCAGATGCGTACATATCAGCACCAGCTAGGATAGTTACATTGCCATTGGCATTGCTGTTATAGCGATGTTGAGCCAAGCCAGTAAAGCCTGAAACAACTTGCTTGAGAGCAGGAGAAACCATCAATACTGAAGGTGTGCCACCTGAAGTAAATACCTTAGCAACTACATCCTTGAGCATAGACTCTTGGAATGTACGAGTTGTACCATCTGTACGAGTAGATACACCGATAGTTGTAGGGTCTGCACCAGCAGTTGTACCTGAACCTTTGTTTGTGTTGGTCTTGATGTAAGACAACAAAGAACCCATCTTACGAGCAGATGAGCTAGTACCAGCAGTTTGACCTTGGTTAGCAGTAATGATGCCTTCGATGTCACGCTTGAGTTCAGCAGAAGCCTTAGCTAATTGGTAAGCCTTTTCTGACTTACGACCAGCTTTGTCTACAGCTTCCAAAGTACCTGAAACTTGAATTGTCTTACCCACGATTTGTGTGTAGTTACCAATACGAGTAGTTGGTGACAATGTAGCAGCAGAAGCATCAGCACCTTCAACTAAAGCGTTAGCTGTATCTACAGCAGCCAAGCTGTCTGTCTGCCACTCATGGTAAACAGCAGTAGCTTTGGTCTTGCCGATAGAAGACATAATTGGAGTGTCTTGTGGGCTGATGTTATAAATTACATCGGTCAGGTCTTCACGAGCGCCAACCGCATCATATCTTGTAAATGTAGGCATTTCTAAATCCTTTAAATAAATCGTTCAAATAATTTCGCAGCATCGGCTTTCTTACCAGTTGATTTCAACTTTTGGAAATCCTTCTTAACTGCATCCTTTTCGGAACTCTGTGGATTTGAAGTTCCAGCCTTCAAAGTCTTAGGCGCTTCGGCTACCTTCTTAGTAGCTACACCCTTGCCTTTTACTAGCTTTTCATACTGCATGGCTTTGTAGAGCGTTTGGACTGCTCGTGCATCGTATACATTCGCAAGCTCTTGGTCTGTGAAACCTATAGATTTCGCATACTCTTTAATCTGCCTACGAGCTACTTCTGCCTTCGCTTCGTCTCTAAACTCAGGAATCCACTCCTTGAGCTTTTGCGCTTCACTTGCCAAATGTTGCTTAAGCACCTCTTGTTGCTCTTGCTGCTGTTGTTGCACTAGGCGCTGTCTTTCAGCTTGAACAGCTTGAAGTTGCTTTTCCTTTTCTGCTCTTTCGGCAACCTTAATGGCATAGCCAATAGGGTCTGTTTCCTTTAATTCAGCAAGATTCTCTTTGTCATCACCCTGACTGAGCATCTCCTCAATTACCTGAAGCCTTTGAGCATAGGTATCTCGCAACTGTTTAGCTTCTTCGATTCTCGCTTTCTCGGCTTCAATAGCCTTACGAGTTTCTGCCAAAGCCTGAGTTTTCTTGGTGTAATCCTTTGTGCGACTGTAACCTTGTAGAAGCTCGTCAAGAGTGACCTCTACTTCCTCATTGTCTACTTTGACACGATAAGTAGGGGTTTCTTCGGGTTCTTCTTCTTGGTATTCAGTTTCTTCCGCACTTTCATCTGTGTAGTCCTCTGAACTGGCTTCGACTTCTTCCGATTGCTCGGCTTCCATCTCTACTGGTTCTTGTTGGTCTACCTCTGGTTGAGCCTGTTGAGCTTCCTCAGTAGGTGAGTCCATCAAAGACAAAAATGCGTTAGCTGCTTGGCTTACTGTTACACTTCCTTGCGGATTGGTGTTTTCACTCATTTTTAGATACCTTTCGGTTGTTTACAAAATCTTCCAGCGTTTATTTGCAATCTGTTTTTCATCAGCTATTGCTTGAATACTCGCCACAAATTCTTCAATCGCCCTGTATTTGATGAGAGCCTTTTCTCGACCATCTACATCATCCTCAGCACTATTGAATATGTTGTTTTTATACAATACTTTCTGATTTTCTACAAGTTCCTTGAAGAAATCATCGTTTAATAATCGGTTTGCCTGTTCAGGTTTGCTCATAGATTAGGAATATTTGGTGTATTAGAAAGTCCTGCGCCTACCTGTAAAGCCTTCAATCTAGCTTCAGCATTGAACTCGGCTGTCTTAATTTCTATGTCTGCCTGTGCTTTCTCACGCTTTAGCTGAATCTCTGCTGCAGCCTTTTCTCTCTGCAACTCAATATCAGCCTGTGCCTTAGCTTGGGCTACCTGAATCTCATTCTGCGCTCTCATTTGGTCAGCCTGAATCTGTGCTTGAACCTGTGCCATGACTGCCTGTGTTGTAGGGTCAGGCTGTGGTGGCTGTGGCTGTGCAATCATCTGCTCAAACTCAGGTGGGATTTCCTTGAAGAACTCTGTCGAATCCTTAAATCCTGCAGCTTCAATAAAGCGACCTAAAGTCTGTCTGTATTGTGTTAAGCTAACCAATGGGTTGTTAAAGCCTTGTGTGCCTAGAATCTGCTCTTGCTTTTGCAATACTGCAGCAATCATAGCCATCTGCTCTTGCTTGTTTCCTGTGCCTAGTCCGACATTGATAGAGATGTCAAAGCCATTAGCCCACTCTCTAGGGTCAATAGACACATAGCGACCACGCAAGCGGATTACACGCTCTTTGTCTTGGTACTTGCAGAGTAACTGTAAAACCTTCTCGAAAAGGTCTTTTACACCTGTTTCTGCAAAGATACGAGCAATCATCTCAACCTTACCGGCAGCAGCGTTTTGCATCATAGCCACAGCAGTAGCAGTCGTATTCTGTAGGATGTTAGGGTCTAAGCCTTGGCTTTGAGCATTAACACCTGTGCGTTTCTCTTGGACTGAATCCAAGTATTCGAGCATTGGGAATGACTGATTAGCTGTAGGGGCAATATTCACAGGAACTAAAGCCTGTGGGTTCTTCATGCGAACTACACCACCAGCAGTCACAGTTAGCAAATCGTCTAGGTTTACTTGACCCTCAACTGCACCCATTCGTGGGTTATTAGTCAGGTAAAGATTGTCTAGGATTTGGCGAGTAACTGTAGACTTAATCAACTGCAAGTCCATCGCTCTGTCTGCCAAGCTCTGACCAAAGAACTTATGTGGCATTGGAATCGGGCTTACAGAAGCAAATGGTACGAAATCAGCTACATCATCTTCTAGGATTTCTGTACCTGCATAAACGATTCTACGCAACTCAGCAATACCATCTTCGTCTTTGTCTACTCGAATAAAGCACTCAAAGACCTCAATCTCTTGCATTGCCTTGTCTAATGGAGAATCCTCATCAGGTTGCTCACCTCGTGGATAACGAGCTACTCGTTCCTCTGAGAATGTCAGGTCTGAGTAAACAGGCAATTCATCGACTACATCTTTAGGATAGCCTAGGTTAATCAGGTCTGAGCGAGTTACCAATCTGCGATGAGCAGTAAATGGGCTATCAGAGATATGACGGGCTTTCTTAGAGATTAAGAATTCTTCAGGTGGCACATTCTCTACAACTACCTTACCTGTCTTGTTAGTCTTCTTAATGACTACATTGTAGGAAAACACAGGAACTTCTACCCCTGTCATTAGGTCTAACTGTGTGCCTACTTCCTCTGTCTCTTGGCTAGATACCTCAATATCAGGGTCAGCCAAAAGCATTGCTAATTCTTCTTCGTTTAGGTTCTCGTACTTCTCTTTAGTGATTTCTACCTTCTCATCCCAGTAAGTCTTAACAACACCATTCTTTTGTAGGAGAGCATCTTTGAACCAGTTATGGAATAGGATTACACCACTATTGTCGTGGTTTAGCACCCAGTTCACATATTCTGTAGCTTGTTTAGCCTTTTCCTCGTCACCAGCCATCTTAGGCTCGAAGCGCACCATTTCGTCTGATGCTGTGAAAATACGCAGTAATTGTGGCAATGCACCATCAATCACTTCTGCGACTTCGCCTGTAACGATTTGGCTACGACCTTCTACCTCGTTACCATAAGGCTCACGATTGTAAAAGTCGAGTGCTTTTCTGCGAGCATAAGTAGTTTCGGTTTCGATAAAGCCTAGAGCGTTATCAATCTCGTTTTCTAATATGCCTTTTAGTGTTCCGTTATCCATCAGACTATCCACTTAGTATTTACATTTATCGGCTTTGACCATGAGTTGTTAGTGTCCATTCCCATCGCCAAATATCTAAAAGCATCGCTTCCATGAGAAGCCCAGTCGTGCAAAGGCTTGTCATAAAACACATTACGCTTCTCGTCAAACTCTCGCCTATAGTTTCTCAGACAATCCATTCCTTGTCTAACTTTAGGCATATTAAACCAACATTTAGGTAACATTCTGCGTACTGCCTGTATGCCATCGTCTACCGATAACCTAGGCAATACTGTTACATTCAACCCTGCACCCTGTAGCATCTCTAGTCTGCTCTTACCAGTTCCTAGCTCTCTGACCTCTACATCGTGTGGTAAATATTGGTCTGCTATGTGCCAGTTGTTTTCTCGCAACCAGTTCACATACCAGTCTAATCCTTGACCATGATTCTCTACATAGTCCATTATTCTTATCTCTTGATTCGCTATCTGAGCTACCCAAATAGTTGTTGAATCGCCCATTCCTAAGTCCCAAGCTGCCACAGTCCTACACAAGTCATCTCGGACAATCTCTCTAAACTTGCCCTGAGCTTCAATGTCGTTTAGTAGCTTTCCGTAGTAGCTACCCTCAACTGCAGCATGGAATGAACACTCAAATTCCTGATTGTATTTGTCATCGCCCATCTCAAGGCGAGCAGCCCTTAATTCTTCCTCGGCTACCAGTTTAGTCTCACTAGCCTTAAACTCTAGCAATCCCCAATCAGGACTATCTTCTGCCCTGTCTCTTAGGTCTTTAAAGTGGTTTTGCCCTTTAGGTGTGCCAATGAATAGACACCAACCCATTCGGTCTGCTAAGGCTGGTCTAATAATCTCTGACCATATCTTAGGGTTTTGGTCTCCAATCTCGTCTAGGATTACCCCATCAAAGTATTGTCCTCGGAGTGAATCAGGATTATCAGAGCCATACAACTGTATTCTGCGACCCATGAAATCTACTCTGAGTTCGCTAATATTCTCTTTTGCACCTAGTGGTCTTACATACTTACACAAGTAATCCCATGCTACTCGCTTTGCCTGACCATAAGTAGGCGCTATGTAAGCATATCTAGGGTTTTCTTTCTCGCACAGCACAGCATCTTTAATCAGTTGATTAATAGCGCTGACTGTCTTTCCCATTCTTCGATGAGCCACTACAACACCAAAACGCTTACCATCCATCATATCGTGGATAGCAAGCTGTGGTTCTCTCGGTTTGTATGGAATGATTATTTCTGCCAAGAAATCACCATCTTGATGTCTTCGCCATCTGCACCTGAGATATTGTTCTCAATAGGCAACAGTCTTCCGTATATCTTGTAGAAATCGCCCTGATTCTTAGGGTCTGTCTTAGCCCAGTTTACTAGACCTTCTACACCACCCAGTTCTTCAAATGCCTGAATGATGTTCTCTTTGGCTACACGAGGAATCTTGTTTGTAGAGCCTTTTGGTCTACCAGCACCAGCTCGTAAACCACCATGACTTGATTTTTCTTCCTCTAAATTATCAAGTTTTTGTTCTGCTTCCATTCCAATCCTCTAGGGGTGTTGGTTGATGATGTTGCAAATATACAACAGTTTTAGTTTCCTAGCAAACTTTCTATTGGAGTGTCATTTCTTTCTAGTATCTTTACACTTGAAGGGTCAAATACCACAAAGTTTTCTGCTGGCTGACCTATTCTGCTTATTGATTCATAATACTTTATGCCAGCTACACCTTTAGACTGTAGCCAATCTGATAATTCTTGTGCAGATGCTCTTTCAGTTCCAATTATTTTCCCAGCCAATTTTTCATCAGAGTATGCTTTTTGTAAGAAATTACCAACATTTTGATATTTACTTGGCATTGCATCAGACAAAATATTTTGAATAAACTCTGGTTGCTCAGTTATTTTTTTATTGAAATCTATCATTTTTGGCAACATCTCATCTGGGATGTCTACCTTATATAAATTTCCTTTAACTGGAGTCTCGCCCATCTGCATCCTCTCAAGCGACTTCCAAAGATTCATTGTTTCATTAAGTGTGCTTTGAGGAGCATTATTATCTACAAGGTATTGGGCTTCTTTTCTTACTCTTTCAATAGCTTTGTTTATATCTCCTTTTGCAGAAAACAACTCTTTTTGTAACTCTACTTCATCAAAGTCAGGCTTGTATGTTTCAGCTAATTCTTTGTTTTTACTGAAATACATGCCTCTACCTTCTAACTGCTGACCCACACCAGTACCAATCTTTGACTTATCAAATTGTGTAAAAGCATATGGGCTACCATGAAAAGCTGTAATGCCAGCAGGAGCAAATCCTAGTTCACCTGCCATTACCTGTTCTGTCAAAGCATTTAAAGCCTGTGGATTTGTCACTTTTAATGGATTGTTAGGGTCAGCAAAAGCCTGAGCCATTAGAGCCTGTCTTTCTGCTCTTGACTGTAATAGGCTTTGCCCTGCTCTTTCAGCCATTTCTCTAGGGTTAGTCAGTAAGCCATAAATGTTACGCTTTAACTGGTCTGCCCCTGAGTAGATGGCTGGCAGAACACCGCCTAGTAATCCTTGTGCCATTTCCTCTCCTAATGAACTATAGGCAAATCGCCTACAAAATATATATCGTCTTGTTCTAGCTCGTCTGCTAGTTTCAGTAAGTATGGGTATAAGAATCCGAGATACTCTGCCTTGTCATCAAAGCTATCCCATTTAGTTTCAATATTTCTTAATTGAACTATTACCACTTAACCTTATCCGCCCAGTAAGCTGCTGACAGTTTGCCTTTGTTTATGTTCTTAGCATGACGGGCTTTAAATGACTTTCGTCTTGCCTTGTCTGCTTCTGACTCACCTTTTCTAGCTGGTGAACCTGAAACTCCTTGCTGTCCGAATCTGATGGTCTTTACTGTATCACCTTCTTTAGCCACGACTACATGAGATTTTGTAGGGTGGTTTGGAGTACGCTTGGGCTTGTTGTAGCCCTCTACACCGATTCTCTCGAACAGCTTGGCAGCTTCTCTAATCTTCACTTCTTGACTCGCATAGCTTTAGCTGCTTCGCTCATAGCGATAGCAATGGCTTGGTCTTTACTCTTAACTTTCTTGTTTGAGCCACCAATGTTTAACTGACCATGCTTGTATTCAGACATGACTTTGCTAATCTTGTTAGCGCCTTTTTTGTTCATTTTCATTTTTTGCCCTTGTATGGTTTAGCTGTTTTAGCAGCAGCTTTGAAATCCTTAGCGCTTGGTGCAGCTTTACTGCCGACCTTGTTCATTTTTTCGCCTGAGCCTTCTGCAATGCGCTTGCGTTTAGCATGGATGTTAGCGTAGAGACCTTTCATTACGACTCCTTTGGGATAAATATTAAGTCTGATATGACTTTTTGAGCCATCTTGTAGCCCAAACTTTCCATCATTTCTATAGTGTCTTGGTCGCTAAATCCGTATTTCTGACCATGCCCACACAGTTCTAATATTACTACAGGCTTGAATTTCTTTATTGTTTCTAGCGCACCTAAGACAGCCTGATGCTCATAACCCTCTACATCTAACTGAATTAAATCACAGGCTTCTAGTGGTAAATCATCTATTCTGACTACAGGAACATCGCCACCTAGCTCAATCCTCTGAGCGCCCATATTTCCTTTAATATTCTCGACAGTATGGCAATGTCCTACTTTATCGCCTAGAGCAGCCTTTTGCATGACTACATTAGGCTCGGTAATGTTTCGCTTTAAACACTCAAAATTAATATCATCAGGCTCAAATGTGTAAACATTCTTGAACTCTTGTGCGTAACTTCTAATCCAAATGCCACAGTTAGCACCAGCCTGAACTACTGTATCTCTGCCACCAACCCATCTGACTAACTGATGAAAGAATGTGTGTTCATAGGGAATCCATTCCCATCCTTCTTTATCGTCTTTAGCCCACCACCAACCATCTCTGAGTTCTATTTTATCTTCCATATCTCATCATAGTTGTTTTTGGTGCTACCCCATAATTGAGTAGCGAAACAATGACCATTCCCTTCGTAACTATGCCCTGTGAAATGGTCTCGGCTAAAGTAATGACTAGGGTAAATCGTTAGCGGATAACCAGTTTCTCTATACATTTCAGAGATAAACTTAGTTCCAACTGACTCCCAAGCCATTGAATCTACTACTGTTTCTTTGTGCTTTAGTGTCTCAATCAAGTGACCAAAAAAGACATTCTTTGGTACAGACCCCATAAAACTTACTTGTATTAAGTTAGGGCGCACTAACTCATTCTCCCAATGGCTAAAAGCATCGGGCTTTAATAACCAATCCTTTAGTGGCGCTAGGCAGATAGAGTCTGCATCGACTGTGATTCCACCATGCTCGTATAGGATTTCATAACGCATCATATCGGCTACTCCACAAAGTTCTTGCTTTGCCATAGCCATCATGTGTCTAGCGTTATACCACTTGTTTTCTTTAAGTTCCTTGTTTCCCCAAATCTTGATTTCGTAATCAGGGTTTAGTTCTCGCCAAGTATCAATACAGTTATCGGGTCTTTTCGACTCGTCACCAATCCAAACAAAGTGTAGGACTTTAGGAATCAATCTTCGTAATCCTCTGATTCTTCTTCAGATTCTTCCATTTCGGCAGACTCCCAAGAGTCGCAACCATTTGATTCTGCACACATAAATTCGTAAATCTTACAGAATCCCATGCCCTTCTTAATGCCACAGTTAGGCATCTCATCAGAAGTGCAGAAGTATTCGCAACCCTTACATTGAGCGTCTACTCGCTTTCCATACTTAGCAATAACGATAGCTTTCTCTTTGTTGCCAGTATTGACTACTTCGTTTTGTGTGGCTAATGGACAAGATTCTGTCTCTGACTCTAACAGACCGCCCTCTTTCTTGCCAGCCATCTCAGGCTTACCACCGAGCAAGCCAATCATAATCATAGGTTTCTTGTCCATAATTTATCCAAAAAAAAAGCCCTATTTGCTAGGGCTAATCCTGTGAAGGAGACTACATGAAAAAATCGCATCGGAATAGAAAACACTACCCCACGCAAAGTATATACCTAAAATTCAGAATCAACAACTTTTTCTTTACATTTGACACAAATCCACCTTTGGTTAAGACCATTGTTGAATTTCTGCATGAATCCTGTGTATTTAGGCTGTCTTGTTCTGCATTGGTCGCACAGCCTTGTCTCCTGATACTTTCCGATTAATTTCTCGTTGTAGTCGTGTCCTACCATCTTCTAGGTCTCGTAAAAACTTCTTTGTTGATATTCTTAAATGATTAGCGATATTGTAGTCGGACTGGTATGGATGAACAATATAGTAGGCTTTAAGTGCGACTCGATTGTGTTCAGGAAGGTTTCTCATTAAGGACTCTATAAACTCGCCATCCTTCCAATCTACGCTTGGCATATCAGGATAGTCTTCATCATCCATAACATGACCCAGTTCAGGGTTATAGTGCTTTTCTGCACTTGCACAAGTTTTCTGTCGTTTAGGGGTAGGGTCTTCTAACCATAAGGTTACATAGTAAGACCAGTTTAAGAGTCTTTCGTGAAGGTTCATACTTTCAAGTGTCCATTCTCAAATAACCAACCAATCGTCTTTCTGTGAGCTTCATCCCATTCATAGAATCTTTGCTGTTTAGTCAGAGTAGAGCCTTGGTCAATTTCCATATGGCATTTATAACACAAGGCAGCTATCCGATAATCATGCGCCTTTATACCCTTTCCTTTGCCATCACGCAACTGGTTTGAGTGAGCAGCCACTATAGTCCCATCTTGGGACTGGCATATTTGGCATGGCGATTGTCGTACTATCTCTAAGAGTTGTTTATTTCGATACATCTGCGTACCTATACCATCTTTCTATAAAGTCTTTCAAATCGTCTAAAGTATTTCCGCAGAACTTCAGAGTCCCTTTTTTCGTTACAACATAAAAACTATTGATGACAGTCTGTTTTTCGTCTGTGTGTCCATTTATAATTAGTACGCAAAAGTCTTTTTGTAGGGCTAGGCTTTTGAGCAAAATCTTCTGACCACCACTTATTTGCTCGTTTTCTCGCTTCCATTCGCCCACTAAAAACTTACCTTTTCTCTCTAAAATCATATCCACATTGCTAGGACAGAAGTTAGGATTAGTAGGTATTAACCCTAGGAAATCTCTAAAGTCTACATGAGTAGCGTTAGGATTTCTCATCAAGTTCACTTTTCACTCGCTTTCTTTAGTATTGCTTTAGCACTAATTTCAAAAACAACAAACCATAATCCTATGTATAAAGTTTTATTACCATAAGCAATACCAAGCATTTTGCATGGATTCATTTCTCAATCGCTTTCTTTAGCAAACATGGGTAAGCATTAAATATGATTGAATAAGCAACAAAGCACTCATAAAAACTATTGTTATCGCTGACCAATTCATTTCTCACTCGCTTTTTTTAGTATTGCCCTAGCAAAATCAATTAAACCTAATACATGGTTTAAATCACAAGTTTCACTAATCCGTATTATTTCCTCATCACTTAACTCTCTTGGTGCGGTGTTTATTTTTTGCGATGATTTTTTTAAAGCACCCATAAGTAAACTGTGTTGTTTTTCTGTAACGGGTTTTTGTTTCTCAAGCTCTTGTTGCCATGCCATTAGGTTATCTAGCGCTTTCTCTTGTCCATACTCTAGTTCTATGAGTAGCTCAATGTAGTGCTTGGCTTTCTCTAGGTCTGCCAATCCATTCTTAGCTTTGTGTCGGCAGATATATTTGATGACATTGCCTTCTAGGTAGCCAATATTGTTTTTATAGATAAACTCTACAGGCTGAATAGGCAAGTCTTTATAGTGATTGCCTGATACTTGTTGGTCTAGTGCGCTCATCGTGTAAGCCTTTCCTCATGCCTTCTAGTTGCTTCCATAGTTCTAGCTAGTTCAGCCCTTAACTTTGCTGCTTCTAATAACCATTTAAGTCTATCTTCTTCATACATGGCTGCTTTAATTCCATTGATGTTTACAAGATATTCAGGGTGAGCTAATGCGTATGCTTCACTTCTACTAACTGGCTCATTTTTGCAGTCTTGCATTAATCTAGCTTTGATAACCTTAGTCATGTTTTCAAGATGCACTCTGTTGCTATGTGCTTCAGCAAACTTTTCCGCATTATCAATAATGAAATTAACAGCCTTTTGACCATCAATTACTTTCATACTTTCTGTTGCGTCATGTCTATCCATTACAACTCCCATTCAATAGGCTTAGAGTATTTAGCCTGTTCTTCTGCATAATGACTGCGAATATCTTCTAGTCTGTCTATTTCTTTAATTAATTCTCTGATAGTAAATGCAGCTTTGACACTTAGCAAGTCATACTTGTTCAGTAATTCAGATGCAATCTCTAGCGCTTCTTCTTTTCCTGCCATAATCTTTCTAATCCTTCCTGTAGTCTTAATCTTGCCTTAAGTCCTCTTTTGTCATCTACCAGCATTAAGTACTTTCTTCTTTCTGCTAGTGGCATTGTTGCTATCCATCTAACTTCGCAATCATGCCTATAGCTTTCAGAACTGGTATCTTCAAATAAGTCCACTACTGTAAAGCTCTGTTAGTTAATACAAACAAACACTTGTCTTTTAACTGCTGATAACTTAATCCTTCAGACCTTAAACCTAACTCATTAGCCTTAGCAACAATTCCTTCATTGCTAAATTGCCAAGACTTATCTTCCA